CTATTGTATAAACATGATCGTTTACTTCGCCTAAAGTGAATTCAGTAATATTTTCATTTAACGGATTTCTTTCAATATTTTTTGCTATTTCGTAGTAACCATTATTATTTTTTGGATATTTACTTTTTGTTTTTATTACAATTACATCATCTAATGATAATGGATTTGTAAATGTAATGTATAGTAATCCGTTTACATCTGTAGCAGTGGTATAATCTGTATTAATAAATTGTAATTTGTTGTTGAGATACACCCTAAGCCAAAGATTATTTACATAATCAATATTATCATAAACATCGATGTAAAAGTTATCTGTTGTATTATCATAGACATATTGTTGAATAACTGGCTGGTTGCTTAATTTATTTGTTTTAAGCCAACCGTTTACGTAACTAAATTTATCAATTTCTGTATAAGATCTTAAAAATCCTGTATCTGTTTTTTTACTAAAGAGCTCTGTACCTATTTGGTATGTAAAGGATTGATCTGTAAGATCAAAGTTAAAAGTTATATCACCGGTATTTGTTATATTTCTATAAGATAAAGGAAACCCTAACTCTTCGTCATTAACACCTGTTCCTTGTTTGTAAGAAAATATTTTATTTCCAGCAAATGTTGTAGAATTATATTTTGTAACATCACCAAAAGAGTTTCCGTCGCTACCAAATAAATCAAATAATGGTTGTTGATTGACAGCAGATTTTTGTTGGCTTAAATTCCAAGTGGTGCCGTCGTATGTAAAAAACTTACCGCCATTTGTTGTACCAAATTTTACAAATACATTTTCGTTAGTGACAGGATTTGTGTCAGATTCTTCCACCAAAGATATTTGGGTTTCATTTTTAAACTTAATGAAACTAATCTTATAAATTTTTCCTCTGACTAAATCATCTGTATCAGCACTAAACAATACTCGCATACCATTTGTTAGGTTTACGCCGTCAACATTATATCCTGGACTTCCTTCAATAGTTGAGAATATGTCTTTAGTAAAGGTATCTATTAAATCAACGTCTAGTTTAGATTTTGTACCAAAGTTAAATAATTTTATACCTTTGTTGAATTCAATAATAGGACGCTTTGCTCTCGAATCTTCTAACAGAGTAGAAGGATTGTCGCTCAACATGTTACTTGTTTCGATTACGGTTCTATGAAACCACCTATTATATCTACTCCACAAATTTCCGTCTTTACTTGCACGATTAATTACAATATAATCTTTTTTGCTTGGATATCCTAATGCATCACTAAATGGATAAAAATCAAATCCTTGGGCATCAAATTGAACTTCAATATTATCTGTAAATGTACCACTTACGGTCAAGTCATCTTGTTGAATTAATTGTATACGGTCGCCTACACCTTCAACAAACCATTGGCCTGAACTATATTTTGCTGGAGTAACTTCGCCCGCAAATTCAACTTTCATTCCATTAGATAAATCATATCCTGTACTCGTAGTATAAGTTTTTTTACCTAGTATTTCTGCTTCAACATCGATTGCTGTGTTTTCTTCGATATCAAAAATCTGCATATATCCAGATGTGTTAGGATCATTTTTTGAAATATAATATAATGAATCTGGAGCAGTATCAGGAATAGTAAATTCTATTATCCCTTTTTCAATATATACAGTAGATACAGTATTGCCATCGTCATCAACTTTTGAAACTCCTGTATCATAAATTAATGATGTATTTGTTGCTGTTCCTTGCCTAAAACTTTCTTGTGCTTCCGCTTGTGTAATAGGATCTACAATAAATCCGCCTGCGTCATATGCAGTACCTTCTTGATCGTATAACACTACATCAAACACACCTGCACTTCTTACACCGTCTGTAGATTCAACAATAACTGCTTCGCCAGGTGTAAAACTTTTCTTTGTTGCAAACGCCATAGGATGATTTGGAGTGTCAATTTCAAACCTATATTTTTGGCCTCTATATAATTTTATTGTAGGATTATTTGTTAAGCCATCTGGCGAAAACACGTAAGTAACATTATCTACATTTTGTCCTAATCCAACAGTGTATGTACTTACAATTTCCTTTGTTTGTCCTACAATAGTTAATAAACTTGGTCCATTAGGTAACCAATAGTATTCCCTGTAATTTGTTAACTTATCCCAGTCAATATGGGGATTCCAAGCATATTCTTCTTGTGCATTTAACCTGCTGTGGTTAACAGTTGATCCGCCTAGATTTCCTACAGTGTTAATATAGTCATTATAATCTTTGTAATATGTAATGTTGCCTAAATCATCTTTAATAACTGCGGCAGGTTCAAATTGATAATTTTCTCTATCAACAGTGACGCCGCCAATATAATTGTCTGTAGGTGTAAATGCTTTGCTTACTTTACGTCCGAGATAGCCATTTAATTTTTCGGCAACACCAGGTTGTATAAGTTGATCTAATGTACTAGATAAGAACTTTGTATTGTACGGTGTTCTAAAATACCGAGGTAAATGATTTTGACTTTTTCTGAGTATACTGTTTTTACCAGCTGGAAGCGGTGATTCATTTTGGTCGTTATCGTAAGCCATTAGTAGCCTCCTCCGCTACTGCCTGTACTACCTGAGCTACTTGAACTACTGGAGCTACTGGAGCTACTTGAACTACTGGAGCTACTTGAACTTGCTGAAGTATCTGTACTACTTGTTGCTATATAGTTTGAACTTTGAATACCGGTATTTGTACGTGTGCTGTTTGTTTCTATTGATCCTGCTGCACTAATTTTTGTTGCTGTTACAGCATCAATAATGTCTAAATTATCTACTGTTGCAGCACTAATAAACACTTCGTCTACTTCTGATTTTATTTCGTATAGTGCGCCGAAAGACTGTGATACTTGTGCAGGCACAATTAAAAATGTAACTATATCGGGTGCCAATTCATTCATTACATAAGTTGATAATTCTGAAAAGTAAAATGTTTCTCCGAACTCCCAATTCTCTAATGCAAAGAATTGATTTATTGCACTAATTACTCTACTTTTTATATCATTGTCATTTAAAACTAGATCAGGATTTTTTACAATTTTAAAAGATGCCTGTAGATCTAAATTAGCTTTATCACCAAATAATATTTTATATTTTACTGGATGATATATTACTTCGTCACTTAAAGATTTTATTTTGTTAATTTCCGCTCCATAAGATTGGAATAAGCTATCACTAGAAGGTGATAACGGCTTAGTTGTAATAGTTCCATCAATATATTGTCTAAATTGCGTATCATAAGTCCTTGTTAACAAATATGTATCGATTATATTACTTGAACTAGGATCTATACGTGTGTTATCGTCAGCTGCATGTATGTACTGAAACTTTATTTTATCTCTTCCAATATAAGCTCTGTAATTTGTTACAAGTTCTAAACTACCTATGCTAGAATTATATCTATTAAAGACTCCGCTATCTATAAAATAAAATATTTGATTGTCACTATAAGAGCTTAATGCTCCTACTTCGTCTATATTTTGTTTTGTAATAATATTTTCTACACTGTTATCAACATAATTATAATCATCAACGCCGTCAGTAGTAGTTATTTTTTTCTGAAATATGTATTTTGTTAATGGATTAGTATTTTCGTCAACTATTACATCAAATATTTCTGGATCATCAACTACTCCGTCATCGTCATTGTCAAAAAATGTTACTTCAACTTTTTTACTATTTACATATCCTTCTGCATCTCTATATTCTTGAGTGATTTCCCAATCCATATCTACTGTAAAACTATTAACGCTATCTGGTTGATTGTTATTATTTAAAACTGTAATCTTATCTTTAACAATTTTGCCAGTAAGACTATTATAAATTTTATCGCTGCTATCAAAATAAAATCTTATTTCTTGGTCGCTTTCAAAAACATATCTACTTCCTTTTGATTCAATAGTATATGTCTCGCCATCATTTGTAAATTTCAGTAACCAACTAGCATCTAATTGTTGATTTGTATTGTCACCAGTTTTACCAGTATTAAATGCTCCATTTGCATTTAAATTATTTTCTGTTATAACACGCCATTGTCCTAAATTGATGTCAAATCTTAATCCAAATGTTTTGTATGCAAATATTTGATCAATAAGTTGTACCTTGACGTCTTCTTCTAAGTTTTGGGCAAGGAAAGGTTTTATTTCTACAAGTTTTGCAGTACTAGGTATAACATCATTGAATACTACAGGACCTGCACCTGTATCTGAAACAACTGTACCATTTCCATCTACGCTTATAACCTTAACCCATTTATAAGATCTTGAATTAAGATGATCAGCAGCGCCATCCATTAAAGTTCCATCTGGCATAAAATGCTTTCCGGTTGGTGCAATAAATTTTAGACTAGTGCCGGGACGAATTAATTTGAGTATGCTTGTTGTGAATGTTCCTAATAATTGTTTTATACCATTTATGTTTTGTAAATATCCCGTGCTTATATTTGTATCAGAACTTGATTTTTCCCAAGTTATATTTAAATCGTTTGTATCAACTTTAGGAAATTTTACAAAGTAATAATTTCTCATTTCCTTACTAGATAATATAGGTTCTATATTGTTAAGTATTACACCGGACACATCGGTCTGTGTCAAAAATGTAAACTTATTTTTATTTGTAATAATTTCTTTGTAAATAATTCCATCAGTACCAAATAAATTAGTTTTACTATATTTTCCTGTTGCATCTAATAAATCAAAATATCTACTTATTCCGCTTGCAATCCTATTGACAGATTTAGTTTTTATAACTTCTTGACTAATACTCAACGGTCCAATTTGGTAATCTTCGGCTGTAACTAATCTATTTTGTGTATAATAAGTTGCAGGAGCACGTTGACGTATATTAGCATTAGTTTCAGAAACTGTTGCATTATCTACTGTGCTTTGTAGGCTATATGTAATACTAATTGTTTCTATTTTTCCTACCTTTGAAGCATAAGAAATATCAATACTAATGCCACGCATATCTTTAGGGTCAACTACAAGTCTTGCATTTTTACTTGTTCTATAATAAACTCTAAAATTTCCTTGCGGTAAATTTCCAAACACACCGTCTGAAAATATTAAACTTACTCTATCATCGATTCTAGTTAATACACTAAAAATATTTCTAATATTCTTTGAAAGACTATTGTAGATAACATTGTTACCTTCTGTTGCTTCAACCTTTGTCCATTGTTCTATTTCTCTACCAAAACTATCTAATTTGTAAAGCCATAAATCAGTATTATTGACATTTGTTGCATCAACTGCAACTGTCTGATTAGTGCTTGGATTACTTACATTAAATGTTCCTTGGTCTAAGGTACCTTGACGGAAATGACAGAAAAATCCTGTGTTACTACTTGCTGGGCCGCGACCATCATCTCTATATAAGAATGCAAAGTTGTTACCTGGAAAAGGTGCTTCTTCTAAAATAGCCCCGTCGGATATATCAGTAGAAACTATTTCAAACCTTGTAGTAGATCCGTCTACTGATTTAGAAAAACTAAAAGCAGGTACATCTGAATTTGTAGAATTAAATCTATATTGTTCGGTAGGAATTCCATTTATATTTTCTTTTTTGACAGGTCTGCCAAATGTTCCGTTTACTGGAAGTGCTGCATTAAGCACCTTTGTAAATTGCTCATTCCAATCTGGATTAGAAGGGTCGTTCCATAAAATTGTTTGATTTTCTAAATTATTATTATTACTGTCAAAAATTGTTTCAGTCGTGCTTACACTTTCAATCTTTAGCAAGCCATTTGCAGCAATATTTCTTTTTGGGTTATAGGATAACAATCTTGCAAGACGTAGCACACTTTCTCTGCGTTCTGCTGTTTCTAGGAAATTTTCTCTAGCATTCAAATCAACTCTAAATGCTAAATTTTGTCCTAAAAATGCAATCAGATCTATAATGGCAAGGTATTCGGAACTTTCAATGTAATCGTTAAAATCTTCTGGATAATTTTCTCTTAGATAAGAGATCATTGTCCGACGTAAATTGTCAAAATCATAACTTTGGAAATCAGCATTTTTATAAGACTGATAAATGCGTTTCCAATCTTCAGCTACTAATAATCTATTTTGTCTATCTGTTGACGACATGGCTCTTCCTTCTATACAGTATTTAGCTTATTGAGTAATATGCGTATATTATTATGTATTCAAAAAGCCATTGCTTTGATCAAATGTTAACTTCATGTTTTCTGAAATATTATAAGGAAGATACGTAAGACTCACTTCTACTTGCAGGCCACTTTCGTACTGATCAACTACTACATTATTCACTTTTACTCTTGGGTCATAATTTACAATGTTTGACACATTTTCAATAATAGCATTTTTCATATCGCCGGTAAAAGGTTCAAAAAGTGCGTCCCATATAATAGTTCCAAATTCTGGATCACTTAATTTTTCACCCTGCCTTATATGAAAATGGTTTAAAATATCCTGTTTTATTAATGAAAGATCATATAATACCTTAGATGAATTGCCTTCATTTACTGTACTAATACCCCTATAAGTACGCGAACCTGGTACAGAAGTGCTTTTGCTTTTTTTACCCGGAACGCTAATTTGTTTATAAAGTTGCTTTTCTAAATTACTCATATCTTATTTACCTTACCTTCCTTTACGGAATGTGTCCGCTACTTTTTTGTATTCTGCTTCAAAATTGTTTTTGTAATCATTTCCGTTTTTATCAACTTCCACAATAGTGTTTTCTGGATTTTCTCTATCTGTCTTTGATGGCACAAACTCTAGAGGATTTAGATTTTCATGTCCAAACCAAGGCTCGTGTTGAGGAGTTCTTAACGGAGTATACGCAGGTGTAGCTGATGGTCCGTTCATGTTAATACCGTCTGGTGCTGACTCAGTATGGGTTTTAGCAGAAATATGAGTGCCTTCGCCTGCTGTTATTCTTCCATCTTTGCCTGCTTTTAAACAAATATTTCTTCCTGCAGACATTATAATATCTCTATCAGCAGATATGTTAATATCATTTTTTGTGTGTACGCTTACACTGTCTTGTGCGTAAATATCAATCTTTCCTCCAGCTGTCATTTCTATCCATGTAGATCCTTTTGCGTTTCCTATATAGATCAAATCTTCAGTATTATGCATAAGGATTTGATGACCTGTTCTAGTGCGCCATCTTGTTAGTTCATTGTGCGGCAATGTGACATCACCTACTTCATCTTTTTCTACACTAGAATATTCTGGTGGTCCTGCTTTTGGTCCGCTTGCAGGAGTTTTTCTTAATAACATAGGATCGCCATCATCCATTACAAATGTAGTTCCTCCTAATCTGTTAAAAGGAACTTGGCTTCTACCAAAATTTTCTCCGTAATTTGCTGTAGGTTTTCCTTGTCGTCTATCAGCAGGTCCTGGAGTACTCAAACCAAAAACCATACTAGGAACTTCTCGTCTAGCACTGGTAGTGGTTGTACCACGTATACTATCTCCTGATAAACCTTGTGTATAATATA